CTGAATGGCGAGCATCACCAATCCATCCATCAGTTGTGCGCTTGCGATCAGGGAAGCAGTCATTTACCTGATCCCTAAAAGTTTCAGCAGCTTTAGATAGCCAGGGCTTCATTAGCCAAGTAGCAATTTTGCTTCGTCAGCAGTTAAACCTAAACGATCAAGAATTGCTTGTTTTTCAACTGCCTTTGCTTCGGCTTCGGTTTGCCTTGCTAACTCTGCCGCTTGATCTGCTTCATAAATCTTGAATTCAGCAGCAGTCATTTCGCGATCAATAACTTCATCTGTTGCCAAATCGTGTATTCTTATTATTGGTTTTGCCATTATTTCACCCCATAAATCTTAATAGTTCCGCCATCCATGCTATTGCTAGAAGCATCAGCGATAGTAATAGAACTAATTGCTCCCGTTGAATTAAAATTGCCAAATAAAAATTGAGTGTTTGTGCTTTCATTGTTTGATAATGCGGAAATGCTTTTTTTAGTTGCTGTGTTTGCATAATCTAAAATTTCTATTTCAATCCATCTAGCATTGGGATCGGCATCCGCACTAACATTAGTAAATGTAAATAAAGTTTGAGAGGTGCTATTTGTTACAGTTGCAGTTGTGGTATCTAATCTAGTTTGAGAATATGAGCTTGTCGAAATTGAATTTGCTCTCATCGTAATTGCTGCTCCAGCTCCAGGAACAACCGATGGTCCATCTATTCGAATAACAAGATTTCGATAATCTTGGCTTATGCTAGAAACTGTCGTCGCACTTCCAGATAAATTAGTTGTTGATAACAAAGTAATTCCACCGCTTGAAAATGTAATCCATTCAGGAGCAGTTGCGCCAGAATTTACTGCAAGTAATTGTCCGGCACTTCCAAGTCCTAATCTAGTTTTAACATTAGCAGTAGATGAACGATAAGAAATATCGCCAAGAGTTGTTTCAGGATTTAAGTTCTTAACTGTTGTATCGACAGCTGATCCTAAAGAACGAATTGCAGATGCGCCATCTTTAACCAACGCCGTGTCATCGGGTGTTGGGAAACTATAATTGGTAGTGGTTGCCATTTTATCCTATTCCTATGAGATTATTGTAGCGTATTCCCAAGTTAAAGTTGGGCTTAAAGTGTTCCAAGCCTCTGTGGCTGGGGTTGTATTCCAACGCATCGCCACTTGGCTAAATGCGACTGGGGAAACATTGATTGTTAGAAACAGTTCATTGAACCGAGTGCTCCATGACCAGCCCTCAACATAACCTTCAAAATCTCCACCTGAGATTTGGCTAGGTAGGTTTTGAATATGAACTGGCATCCCCATAAATACAGCTAGTAGATCATCTCGATCTGCGTTATCGATTTCTTGGCTAGTGATTGGGAATGTGATTGATTGAAATGCTGGGATTGGGTAGGCTCTTTGTGCTATGTATCTATCGGCAATATCTTGAGCATCGGTCGCGCCATGAACACGAGAGTTAATCGTTTCGGCTTTGTAGCCATATAGGGCAATTGAAGCTGCATCTGTGGCATCAACTTGCTGATTGTAATTGTTACCATAATTGATATAAATATCATTTCTAACATCTGCTGATCTCATTACAGTAGATAAGCCAGCACCTAACGCATGGCGAGCGTCTAATTCAACATAACCATTAACTAAAAGATAATTTTGCCTGTGGTCTGCATCTGCATAACCGATATTGCCTTGATTGTCCTCATAAATATATCCAAAGGCTGAAGTTGCAATATCTGAAATAACATTGTAGATCGTGTCAGTAACATTTGATTGGGAACTCATAGTATAAAGACCAGGCTGATCTATTTCGCCAAGTCCTAGATTGACTGCATCTTCCCAAGTTTCGGTTGCATTGTAAGTTGCCCAAGTTGTAGCTGCTGGCACATCATTCCAAGTGCCAAGTAATACGGCCGATAAAATGTTATAGATTTGGTTGCCATCATCATCTTGTGAAATGTTGTCATTAAAGATTTCTTTGGTAAGTCTTGTTAAAGATCCCATTGCAATAATTGTGTATTGGATAACTGTAGCAGCTGATCCAGTAGATCCAACCTCAACAGTCACATCTGTAATATCCCCACCAAATAAACTTACATAAGATCCAGCTGAGTCTTTAACTTGCAAATCAAAAGAGTCGTTAATGTCAAATGGAAGTGTTTGGTTATTTAATGCAACCAGAGTAACTTGCATATATGAAGGAAGTGATTGTTGATAAATGTCAGTTCGACCGGCTGCATGCTGAACATCTGAAATTGTTATATCAGTATAATCAACCCCACCGACAGTTAATTTCCAATCAGGAGTAAATACTGTCATTTCAGACCAGATACACTTCGATCTGCTTGACCATTCAAATATCTTTGCAAGGCTCTTGCAGTTCCCTCAGGATCTACTGCCCCATTAATTGTTATGTTGTTAATTTGACCCATACCACCACCGCCAAAATTTCCGGTTGTTGCAGGATAACTTGAAACGGCTACATCTCCACCACCAGCAAATTGTGATAATCCATAAGTTGCAGCGACAGCAGCTAAAGCAGCAGCAGCAGCACCAACTGAAGTTCCACCGGTAGCAAATGCGGTTGCCACAGCTGCACCAGCAGCAGCAGTTCGTAGGGCTTTCATGGCAGCTACTAAAGTCATAATTGCTTGAACAAATGCCACGATCTTAGACGCAACAAATACGCCAATAATAATTGCACCCAATACTGCTAATTCTTTTCTAATACTAATTACAAATTCAAGAGTTGATCTAATCTGCTCGCCAAACTCGAATGCGCCTTCAGTTGCTTCAGTTATGCCAGCGGTAACGCCATCCTCACCAGAAAATCCAGCAGCGAATGCTTGAATTAAAGGAACGGCAGTTTCCAAGAAATAATCTGCCAATTCTTTAACAATAGGCAATAAAGCAGTTCCAATTTGTTCTTTAGTTTCATCGACAGCGATAGTTAATTGTCTAAACTTAAACTCAGCATTGGTAGCTTCATTATCAATAAACCCTTGATAGGTTTGTCGTAACTGATTAGTGGTTTCCTCGAAAGATTGGGTTCTGAGGGTGGCTGCATCAATTCCTAGACCTAACTTACCCAAAGCGGTATTTGACCCGTCATAAGCCCTTCCTAAGGCGTTTGTGACGCTCTCTAGGGGTTTGCCTGTGGCTATACTGATCTCTTGAGCCAAAGTCAATAAATCTTGAGCCTTAGTTACATCTTGAGTAGATCTGATAAGTCTTGAGAATGCAGGTCTTAAAACATCATCGGTCGTAGCTGTTGCAATAGATTGTTTAGTTATGTATTTATCAATTGCTGAAATTTGATCTTCGGTGGCTTTAGTGCTTGATCTAATAACTTGCTCTAAATTCTTGCGACTCTTTTCATCCTCAGCTGCTGCCTTTACTGCTGATACTGCAAATGCGGTAGCTGCTGCTCCAACAGCTGCAAATGCTAATGCCGCCTTTTTACCAAAATCTATAATCTGCGCTGCTGATTTATCAACTGCTTTTTCAGCATCTTTTAAGCCTTTTTGTAAATTATCAATATCCGCAGCAAGTGCGATTGTTAATGGTTTAGCCATCATTTCCACTCACCTCTAACTTCTAGCACAGCCTTCTCAAATCTCTTAATTACATCCGGTAACATTTTTCTAATTGTAGGATAAATAAACCAGCCCTTAGCACCAATACCACTTGGCGATTTACCAGACCAAACTGGGAACTGTTTAAATCTATTTGATCCAAATTCAACACCGCCACCAATTCCAACTTTAGGTTTATCGCCCTTGCTGGAGAATTGAGTAGTTGCTCCACCACTTAGTTTTTGACTTGCTAAACCAAATCTAATCTCACCAAGTAAAGATGATTTTTTAACAGATCCGCCATCGGCAATTCTTTTGGCAACCTTATTTGGTCGGCCGGAAGCAGCCCTACGGATCTCAGATAATTCATCCTGTGCTATTTCTCCTACTGCTCTTTTCATTTGATCTTGAGCAGCATCATCCATTTGACGCAACACTTTAACGATAGAGTTTAATTCTTTTTTATCATAGGCTATTGAAGGAGTGGTCATTTGTGTCTATCCTCCAATATCTCTAACGCTGTTAAAACATCCGATCCATCTACCCATTCGCTCATTGGAATTTGAGTTGCTATTGACAACTGAACCAATAAGCGACTAAGGCTTCCTACTGGATGGCTTTTGGGTTCACATCACCGACTTGAATATCTGCAACAGTTTCCATCCATGCTTCATAAGGTTTGACAGCCTTGCCAGCTGCTTCGCGCTTATGTGCGTGATAAGCCAAAAACATCAAATCATTAACACCGATCTTTTCAGATGCTTGGCTAATGATATTTCCTGTCTTTTGCTCCCACTTAGCCCACTCAGGCGGTTGGGCTGTGTAGATTGCTTCCTCGCCTGAGTTATATGTAATTGTAATTGCTAGTTTCATTTGTTTGCTCCCGTTTTATTTTTTAACTAAATGACTCTGCTGGCACTCCAATAACTTGGAATGATAAAGATACAGTTTGCGCATCTGGTGCAGTTCCACCAGCTGATGGCCACATTGGCAACACCTGGAAAGTAAATACTGCGCCTGATGTAGCTGTGAAAACTGTGCTGATTGCTGTATCTGGTGCTGACTCGGCAACGCCCCATAGAATCTCACAAAGAGATCCGGTTGCGCCCCAGTCGGCTAACATTTCAACATCAAATGTGAAATTGTTATCAGTTACTTTAAAGACTTTTCCGTCAAGTGTCTGATATGTCTGGCGATCCATCTCACCAGTAAGTGTTGCGGTTGTTGCTTGTGCATCGAAATTATTACCGCCAATAGTGAAGGTAATATCTCGACCGGTAATAACTGTCGTTGGCATTTTTCTCCTTAGATTGTTCTCTGGTAATAGGTGCTAACTCTAACATCTGCAATAAGCAAAGTTGATGCTCCTACTTGTGTAACTGTTGGTCTTTCAACCGAACTGACAATGTAGCCTGCTGGAATAACTGCCAGAACACTAATTACTAACTGCTCGATATTGTCGAGTGATGCAGGATTGCTATTATAGGCAACTGCAACTGTGATGGTCATATTGACCTTAGCGCGAATGTTTGATTTGCTGATTGTTTCGAATTCTAGGTATGGTGAATCCGGCACAACTACAACAGCTGGCGGGATTACTGTTTCAGGCACAAATGAATAAACATTACCGGCAACGCTAGATAATGCAGTTGCTAAAGGTGTGCGAACCTGTTCAAGGATTGTTTGGTTAGGCATTATTGACAGATACCTTCAACATCTACATAAGGCCCGAGAATTCCAATTACGCGTGAGTATAAACTGCGACCCATTCTGTAAGGTGTCGCTGTAAAATCAACGCCTTCAATTTGTCCACCTGCTGCCACTCTTGATTGGAATACTTCAACCGAGATTGTGAAAACTGCTGATTTAACTGACTGATTTCCAACATAAGTTGATGCGCCTGTTAATGTGGCACTTCCGCTTGGAATGACATTTGCTTCAATAATATCTGCGTTTGTGATACTAGCTGAAAAAGTATAATCGCCAAGATTGTCTGCTAATACTGTGCGAGTTCCGTTATATGGACTCAAGCAACCAGCAATAACTACCGATTGGCCTTCGGTAAATTCATGCACGCCAACTGTTGTGAATGTGGCAACATTATCTTGTAAAACTGTTTTTTGAACTGCGCTCTTGAATGTAACTAACATTGGCAGAATTGTGTTTTCTGCTGTGTCGATAATTCCGTCTAAATAAGCATCGTTATACAAGGATGATGACACACCAAGCACAGATCTCAACTCGGTGGCTGTAATTATACTTGGCATGTCATCTCCTTACTCCCATTAATGGATGCCTGAGATCGGGAGCAACCCCAGGCACTCAGTTAAATTAAGCTACTGATAACTTACGGAATGCTGCTGGGTAACGATTTACTGCACAGACATAACCGTAAAGACCGATTTCAACGCGGCCGTTAGCAACGATATTTGCACGAATATCAAATGTTCCTGACTCGTGGAATCGCATAGCTGCTGAAGGGTAAACCAATGCGTGCTTAACATTTGCATTGTCACCTGTGTAGTTAGGATCTACAACTAAATCTAATCCAGCAACTGTACCATTTGTACTGCCCTGAGAAATTAGACCGGCAGCATTTTGTGGAGCTGCTGCTGCGAATAGTGGACGACCATCTGCAACTGCGCCAAGTAATCCAGCGAAGTCGATGCCATCCTCGCCACCTGATGGAGCAACCATCAAACGGTTTGGTGTGAAGCGCATAACGCCATAAGCATCTGCAATTCCATCAGCGATTGCTGCATAAATTGTTGATCCTGATGATCCGGCTGCTGCCTCTGATGCGATCTTAGCTGCATAAGCATCTGTCTTTTGTGCGTATGATGCAGCAAGTTCACGAATTAATAGATCCAAGAATGATGGGTCTGAACGATCAAGAAGTTCAACATTCACAACATTTGCACCAGCAAATTTTACGATTGTGTCTTCTTGGAATGTTACTGCTGTATCTTGTGATGCAAACTCTACACCCTCAGCAGTTTGTCCTACGATTGCCTGATTTCCAAGCACAGGTGTGAACACCTTAAGACCACTTGGTGGAAGTGGAGCGCGCTCGATTGAATCAATGAATGGGCGAGATGAATCGATAACTCCGATTACATCGCGTAGGTAGTTAGGTGGAACCATTCCTGTGTTCTCGCCTGTTGTTGCAATTTGTAATGCTGCAATTAAATCGCGTGCATCTGTATCGCCTTGAATAGCGCGAATTTGTGCTGCTGCATATTGTCCTGCTGTAACATTCTCATTAACGCGTGG